CTGCATTACTGGACTGGGGATGAGCGTAGTAGGCATGATCGTTTCCTAATTATCTAGCAAGGGCGTTTTGGTTTTCGGACTGCGGCGCAAGGTTGTTGGTTGGTGCAGCGGACACCGCCGCAGCACGGGTGACGGCAGCACCTGTCGCACCCCATGTCGACGGGTCGGCCATCGCCTTCAACAAATTGCTGCGTTCTTTTGCAGGCAGTGTTGCCAGCAGCTCATCAAATGTTTTCGCGGAAAGCGACGACTCGGCCAACTTTGCAACAGTCTCTTTGCCAACTTTTGCACCGATTGTTTCCAACACTTTGTTTGCAACCGTAATCAGGTTGTTCAATGGGTTTGGAATGCGATGGTTGACAAGTTCTTCCTTGATCAAATCCGACGCTCGTTGCTGTCCACGAGTAATTTGCTGACCAATTGCTGATTCGGTTTCCAGTTGCTTGGCTACCTCGCGCACTTTTGAAATTTGGTCCGGTGTGAGCACTTCACTTAGCGACTCGAATCGAGCGCCTCCACGTCCCCCTGCACGTTTAAGCATGGCTTGTTCACCACGCCCCAAGACGTTCAAGAAAGGTTGGATGCGTTCGCCGCCACCCGGTTTTTCCAACACGGACACCATTTCACGCAACACTTGCGCTTGGTTGACAGGTGCGGATAAATCCGAGAATGTGCGGCGTGCTTGGCCGTATTCTGGAATCTTAGTTTCAAACACATTGACGAAATCATTAAGCAGCCCCCGTGCGGCCATTTGAGTATCGCGCCCGATACCCGTAGCAGCAGTTGGACCGTATGCAATGTCGGACAACGCCCGTTTAAGATAATGCAACGATTCGCCAGTGATCTCGGCGGTCTTGCCTGCCACTTCTCGCATGATGGGTTTACCTGCCGCATCAAGTACGCCGGTTTCTTCCATTTTTGATGGTGTTGTTTTACCCATAATGAAGGGGCGATCTTCCATCTTTGCAAGTTTTGCCGCTGATTCAATTGTGCCCGAAGGCATGCGCGAAATCACGTTTGCAAGATCGGCGTCAATTGGTACAACCGCTTTATCCGCAGCGTTGTACAAAGGCTGCGACATTATGCGACGAGTGTTGATTGCTTCTGTCAAATCTGGCGTGACTGCGTTCAACGTAGATGTACGAGCAGCTTCTTGCGCAGTTTCAATTGACATCCGAGTGTCTGCGGTGGGTCTTGCACCTTTAGGTTGAGCACCTTTGATTGCGCGTTCTATAGTGGCTTGCGCAGAGGGCGTCACCATTCCAGATCGAGCAAGTGCTTGCTGCGCGGTCATGTCCAAGCCTGCGGCCTGCGCATCTTGCATTGCGGTTCTTGCGGCTGCAACTTGCTCCGGCGTGCCCAACGAATCGCGGGCAATTTTGGCTGCAAGCTGATTGGGCATTTGACGAACATCGGCTACTTTTGACGCGCCTTTCGCCAACAAGTTAATTGCGGGGGGCGCTACTGCGGCCACTGTACCACCAACCAACGCGCCTGTCTCGGCCTCTGCGGGGTTAATTACCGCAGCCGTTGCGCCGCCTGTTACTGCACCGCCTGCGGCGCGTGTAGCCAAGTTGCCTTTGGAAAAACCGCCAGTACGAATGGCTTGCGCCAGTGGCGCGGCGGCGGGGATTGCTTTCAAGGGTGCAGCAAGAGCACCCCCGACAGGCAATGTACCAAGAACTTCACCACCCAGCTCACCAGCACCGGTCAAAATGGGAAATTCGCGTTTATACGGCGCGACTGTGGCTTGCGATTCGGCAAGACGTCGAGCAGCGTCTTCTTGCAAAAATGTGCCAGTATCTGTTGCCCCCACTTTTTCCAAGCCCATACCCAGCAGACGTTGACCGCCCAGCACCACATTTGCAACGCCGCTGCTGAAACCTTGAAATGGTGCAGCAATTCGTCGCCCTTCCTGCTTCCACATTTCGGAACGTGTAGGAGCAGCAGGCGTTTCACTTGGCGCAGCAAGAGCAAATGACATATCGAATGGTTTTGCACTCGAAACATCAAATTCACCCCGTTGTTCAGATCGTGCGCTGGCGAGATCAAAAGCCATTACTTCACCTCTTTAAAGGATTTGCGATCTGGACTTACCCAAGCTCTGTTGTTGTTCTTGTCGGTCATCAGTGTCCAATCTGCACCCACGCCTTCGGGACGACCGGACGCAGGCGGTGCAGCAGGCGCAGCATTGTCGCGGTACGAATACGTCTCATCAAACGCTTCTTTGAGAGATTGTCTTGTAAATTCCGATTGACTTTTCAGTCGGTTTAGAGCCTCAACCATGCTGTTATAAGACTGCGTGCGCTCTAAGGACGCCTTTAAGTTTTCAAAACGATCACCTTCTTTGTTCGACACGTTACCCACACCCGCGCCAGTCTTAGATGCGTTTCGCAGTTCGGTGATGCCTTGGATAAACGCCAAGTTTTTCAACTGATTAATGTCAGCCTCGGCTTGCCGAGCAGCGTCCGTGATTCCGGGGGTACGACCACCAATTAAACCAGTGACGCCGTTAAGTCCATCTTTATTGGCAAGCAGTCGATCAACAGTCTCACCAATGATCGACATTGTGTTCGATATGGTACTGACGGCTTGACGCGCTTGCGGGAGAGATGCTTCCCGTTTTTGAATGTCCTTTGGTGTCAAATTTGGTCCAGCAGCGGCAGGACCGCCGGGAATGGCTTCCAAGTCACCAGTCGGCGTATAGCGATACCCCGATGGCGCTTTAGGCATCCCGCCACCAGCACGAGGGGTGCTGCCACCCGCGCCGCCACCAATGAATTTGAGAGAAGCGGGGCTAAACGGTGTCATGCCGATAGCTTGCTCACGGCTTACATACAGCGGCTTGCCGTCTGGGCCCATAACAGCAACAGGCGCGCTAGGCGCAGCAGGCGCAGGCGTAGCTTGAGGCTTGCGAATGAAACTGCGGTTTGCAGGATCGTACACATCACCAGTGGGCGTTATTTTTGGCATCTGCGACTTCATCCACTCGGACATACCCATCGCCTCTTGCTGGCGATATTGCTCAAATTGCGCAGGATCGCTAGGAACTTCAGCAAGCGCTTGCTCCAATGAACCGAATTGCGACAGCAGACCGCCAACATCGGGGTCAGCATATTGCATCTTCACCAGTTCACGGGCAGCTTCTGGCGTGGGCGCACGAAGCAACCGATCCCGAAACATGCTTGTTTTTTGAGCAACAATTTGATTGCGCCGCGCCGATTCTTGGTCCTGAATCGTTCCGCGAGTTTGCTGCATCTGCAACTCAGCTTGCTGGCGGCGCAAGGCATTCATGTCTTGCTCTTGAGCCATTTTCTGCTGAGTCAGCGCGTTGGTTCGCTGTTCTTCCTGACCTTGGGTAAACCCCTCGTAGAAGTTTGCAGGACCAGTCTGTCGCAAGAGATTGAAATTGACTGCCATGATTCGTCCTTACCTTAACCCAATTTCGTTGTTGTAGCCGGGGTATGGTTCGCTTATATAAGAACCGGACGACTTGCCACCCAAATATCGACCAAGGACATTGCCGACCTGACCGTATGAACTTGACCGGGCTTGTTGAGCAGCCAGCAACGCATTTGCGCCGACATCTGCCTGACCCATGCCAATGTTACCAACGGTGTTTGCGTAATTACCGCCCGCTGCGCCTAACTGGTTGGTCGCAGTTTGACCAATGCCAGCAAGAGCAGCAGTCGTGTTGTATCGACCTAGCGCCCGGTCATACGCATTTTGGTATTCTTGCGAGGCAAGCCCTTGACCAAACCGTTGCAAGGCACCGCCAGTGTTGCCGCTGATCAGACCACCACGGGCCGCAGCGCTGCGCTCCAACATTTTCTGACCTTGCTCAAGTCGGAACGCATAGCCAGGGTCTTCCATCAAGTTGACTTCGCCTGTAAAACCCGTGCCCATCTTTGCAAGTGCGTTAACACCGGCTTGACGGTAGGGTTCTTGCAATTGAACCTGACGTTCAAATTGCTCACGCTGAAGATCAGTCGCACGGTCTGCGGCAGACGCAGTGGTGTCTGCCGCCCTTTGGGCAGCTTTTGCCGATTTACGACCGCCAATCAGCGCGGCGGCGGCGGGAATAATGAATTTCCACATATTAAAAGTCCTTGCTCCAATTATCCGTCAAGATTGTTGGCATTGCTACCTCGAAATCGCCGTAATAGTGGGCGTGCCTGAATACGTGATGGTCAGGGCATCGCCGGGGGATAAACTAAACATGCCGTAGTATGACCCGGTGTTGAATTTTGCACCAGTGCCACGCTGAAACTCGACACTGATGACACCGCCGCCACTGATCATTATGTCGATGGGGCGCTCAGTCGTGTTGCCGTACACCAGCGGGGAGCCCGTCAATGGCACGGGCGCAGGATTGTTTGGCGGGACATAACTGATGTCAGAGTTCAGCAGCGCCAGCAAATACCGATACCATTCACGCGACATCAGACCGGTGCGATCGTCAATGAACGGCACCCTACTCGATGGGATATTGGTGTTGGCGTTAAGCATTTGTCGGCGATAGGATCAGTTCTGCGCCCATGATGGCGATCTTAACGGGGTCCGTACCTGACAACTCATACACCCGATCACGCAGCTTCATGGTCATGCCTAGGCGACGCCAGATCACCCGTTTGCCAGTTTGGCCCGTGGTGCCCATGTCTTTGCCGTGGTAGTTGCTCCAAGTGTGCCCACCGTCGTCGGACCAGCGCAGCAGCACCACTGGCTGCGGGTTGACTGAAATGCCAGTTTCATCAATCAGGAAGTCATACGACTCGGTGATGATGTCATCCTCATCCTCAGTCACCAAAAACAACACCGTTTCGCTGACAGGGGGCAGGGTAAACCCTACCTCACAGTCAAGCTGCATGGAGTGCTGCGCTGTGCGCTTCAAGTTGTTCTGACCGGTGGGCAGCGCCCGCCACGAACGAATCCACTTTTGGACGCCGCCGTTGTCCGAGTAGACATCCAAGTCAAATGCGTAGATGTTGCCGCTTTGGAAGTCGCCGACAACCACTTCGCCGTTAAACACAGCGCGGCAGTTTGAACGGTGACGGATAAAACTGTCGTTGGCCCAGCTACCGCGCTCATGCCACGCTTGTGTCGAGGCGTCATACACCCAGGTGGCATTGGCCGATGGGAATATCAGCACGTAGAAGGCATGGCCCTCTTGCTGGTACGTGTAGGCGATGGCGTCCGAGATGTTGTCGTACTGTGCAATAGCGTACTCAACTGCGTGCGTTGACACCCGCACGCCCGTGTAGCCGTTGGCCCGGTAAACAACGCCCTTGCCTCGGGCGTCTGCGCCCAGCCAGAACAGCGAATTGTCCAGCTTGGCTACCGAGTACGTGGCAGCGCAGCCAATCTCGTTGAACGCGCCCTGGATGCGCTGGAATGGCTGTCCTGGTGGCGGTAGACCGGCGTCGTACCAGACTTCGACCGAGTTGCCGCCAAACAGCCACAGTTCGTTGTGGTCGGCGATCAGCGACACCAGCCCGTCCGGGGAGCCTTCGGCGTTGGCAACGCTGGACCCCTCAAGGACCGTGCCATCGTAGGACTCGGTGACCCAGAACTTTTGACTGTTGGGCTCGTTGAAGATAAAGTAGCCGTCGATGAACGTGACCGTCTGCGCCCGTGGGAACGCTGTGTTCTCAACAAAAGCGTTGGTGACCGAGTTGTAGACGTAGCTCGGACCGTTGGCCGCGATGAACAACTGGGTGCCGTTGGACGCCATCGAGACAGGGCCAGTGTTACTCACAACGCCGATCAGCGTGGCCGCATAGCTCTGGTCTACTTTGTACAGTTCGCTGCCCGACACAACGTACAGCCATTGACCCGAATCCAGCATCCCCCGTACCGGGCCGGTGCCCACGGTAGCCAGCAGGCGCAGACCGGGCGCACGGTTTAAGAACGCCGCTTCCTTGCCGCCCTCGGGAACAATCTCGGGGAACAAGTTGATCATGCGGTTGTCCGCAGCGTTGGTGCTGCGGGCAACGTAGCTGGACCCAAGGATCGGCGACTTCATCAGTAGTTACCGGCGTAGATGTTGAA